TTATGATAATTATTTGTTGCGCAAAAATCTCTAAATGTATTAAATATATTTTTTTGATTATAAAAATTATCAAATTGTTGAATTTCTATAAACGTATTATCTTCAGTAAACATTTGATGTAACTGATCTAGATGTTGATTAAAGCTGGTTTGCCAATTAGGTATTAGTTCATTTTCTATGGTAACAGTATTCCATAATGTAGAACCATAATATCCAGTAATACAAATCAAATGTTCTGTATTGATTTGAGATAATGCAGTTAAGTCTATGCGTGGTTTTTTATAAAAAAAGTCAACACCATTACATAAAGATATAATCTTAATAAGATTTTTCCATCCATCAAGATTTTTACATAGTAAAGTTATTCTAGATAATTGGTCATTATGTGAATTATGTATTTTAGCAGAATCTTTACATATGAAAATTTCACAACCTAAAATTGGCTTTATATCATAATTTTGCATTTCTTTAAAAAATGCTACAGAACCAGCAATTGTACCAGCGTCGGTAATTGCACACGCATTAATTGATAATTCTTTACATCTTTCCGCAATATCTTTAGGTTTTGATAAGCCTAATTGTAAACTATAATGAGAATGTACATGCAATGGTATATATTTCATATTTCTATTCATTCGCCAGGAGCTTTATAAAAACCAAATGTGTGATTGGGATGTTTATATTCTTGAATCACCGAGTTCATACCCTTGATCTCTATGTCGTGGTGTATTTGTTCACACTTAGACATTATAGCACCACATGGGGTGGTTTGTCCATACCTATATTCTTCCAACGGAGCTATGGAAGTGCCGTCAAAGGTTGTTTTTCCAAAATGGCATAACTTGCTACACATCCAACTCTTATGTAATTGCGGTTTTTTAACTGTAACAATTTTTTCAAATTTTTGTTTTATCATTTGTTCAGTTTTTAAAAGATCCTTTTTTTCAAAACAGATAGAGAATGGTCCTCCATCATTAATAAAATTAATTGTTACCATAATGTGATCCACATTAGGATATAACTGACTAGCAGCATAATGATATATTCTTAACTGAGGATCATTTTCTAAACATTCTTGGCTTTTTTGTTTACCGGTAGCCCAGTTTAATCTTTTGCCAGTTTTCCAGTCTACAATCTCATAAAAATTATCGTCTATTTTTGTAATTAGGTCTATAGTTCCTTTTAGTGCCAATTGACCTTCTAATTTTCCATCGGGAGTATCAAATGAATATTTAGACCACGGTTTATCGATAATAAAGTCAAAATGTTGTTCTGGACAAACAATATCTCTATTTCTTGGGTCAAACATGCCATTATTAAAAGATAATGTTTTTTCTACCCATTTTGTACAATCTATTTTGTCCTTTTCTGTCCACTTATGATGTTTGTTTGCGGTGCTATAGTAATCATATACTTGATCAATAATAGTATATAAATTATAATTCATAGTATCTATATCACCAACAATATCATCAGTAATATTGTTTATATTGTCTTGATTAGCTTTTTTAATAAATGCTAATATTTCTAAAATTTTATGTACGATAGTTCCTTTATCGGCCTTTTGATTTGATGGACCTCGCCATCCAAGAACATATTCAATAAAGTATTGTTGTTCACACATACTGTGTGTATTGTATGAACTACTTCTAAAGTAAGTAATTATAATGGTAGGACGCCTTTCTTTTTTAGGAAAGATAATACAGCATAAGTTTGTTGTTCTATTGTCAGCATATGATTAAATATAACGGTATCAAAATTTTGTTGATTATAGTTTTTTGGATCTAGTGCTGTTTCACTATCATGATTAGAATTAAATGGATTTCTGGTTAATTTGATTACTAATCCTCTAGCGTCTTTAATGGCATCTACTTCATTAGGAAATCTGCAATCAGCAATTATGGCCAGTTGTGGCTTATCTTCATTAATTTTCTGAATAGTGGCATTAGCCCATATATTATGTTGTAGTTTCCTAAAAATATCAGTTCCAACAAATTGCATTACTTCTCTTGCGGTTAATTGTTTTCCATCCCAATAATTATTAGTTAATTCATTCTTATTATCGTCAGTTCCATAACACTGATCATAAGTTAGACCAAGTAATTTTATACAAATATCTTGCTTTAAAGGATCTGCAAAGTTATATATTTTGACATCATTAGATATTTCAGGATAAAATGTGTTATAATATCTAATAATATCTTGCGAACATGTGGTTTTGCCAGATTGTTTTCTTCCGGCAAAAGCTATAATTTGTGTCATATAAATTTCCTTATTTCGTTATGTACTTCTTCATCAGACATTTCAGCAATATCATTTTTACTAATTTTAATATTATGTATATTATATGTTCTATAACATTTATTATAAATTTGCGTCCTAGCTTTTTCCCCAGCTTCATCATTATCCATTATTACTATAATAGACATAGCTCCAGATATATCCAATAATGTTTTTTGCCTATCGCTTAGATTTGATCCAAAAATAGCTACAGAATTATGAATATTATTTTGTTCTAATTTCCATACATTTCCTGGACTTTCAACCAAAATTACATAACCAGATGATTTTATATAATCTTTTGCAAACCATAGATTATAAAGATTTTCTTGAGTTTTAAATCCTGTACTATGTCTCCATTTTGGAAATTTGTTGATACAGTCTTGGTTTTGTTCATGATAATTGGCACACTGTTTACATTTGTCATAAATTATTCTACCAGTACATCCTATCATGTGAGTATAATCTATATCATAGATAGGTACTACGGCCCTATGAGACATTTCTTTATTGTCTGCGATACAATCGCCTACATCATATTTATTTAAAATCTCTTGAGAAAAACCACGATCCATAAAGTATCTACTAGGAATTTCAAGATTTTTGCGTACTATGTTCCTTGTTACGCTTCTATTATTTGGATTGGTATTAGTGCTAACAGGTGCTAGTAATTTACTATTATTAATAAATATATTTTTATTTTGTTCATCATTAGATACCTTGATCTCAGATAATGACAAATTTAAAAAATCAATTGCATAATTTAATGCTTCTTGAAAAGAAACTGTTGGGTTTCCATTTTTATTCCACTGTTTATTGTTATGAGACAAAACACCTCTAATAAAACCAATAATTGAAGCTTTGAAAGTATGTTCACAATGGTGTGTACGACAATTCCAATTGCCTCTATATGTATCTCCAGTATAATACAGATTCAATGCGCTATCATTATCTCCGCCATGAATTGGACAACTCATAGTAATGAATCTACCATTATCTCGATATTCTAAATTTAGATGATCTAATAAATCATAAATACGATCACATATCTTATCGCATATTATTTTAATTTTATTTTGATTAATTGAAGTTGATTTGGTCATCTTGCTCTTCTTCAATAGCAAATCCTGTACCATTTTTTGAGTCCCCACTATGTAATAATTCTATTCTAGTTTTACCTTCGGTGATTTTGGCACACCAACCTTTCATATGACAATTGATATAGTCATTATCTTCGATTCCAGATCCATGTCTGCTAATAACAGGTATTAATTTTCTATTACCATGATTGCTTCCATCTTCGGCTATCTCTTCATCGCTTTTGCGTTTAAAAATCGTAAAATTACTACATAGCCAAATAATTCTATCGGATCCACTAGCAGTATCTGTTGTTTCTTTAGTTATTCCATCTCTATTTAATTGTACAAATGCTACTACTGGTATCTTATATTTGCAAGCAAAATTATGTAAGGATGTCATCATAAATCCTAACACTTGATATTCTTTCATATCTTGACTAATACCAGCACTATCCATAAGCTTTAGATAATCATAAAATATTACACACGGTTTGGCTGTACCGTCACTATTTAATCCCACATCTTTAATTATCCATCTTTTCATAATAGATAATTGTTCTTCAAATGGTTTGCCTGCTATTGGTTTATAATATAGTTTAGCCTCTTTTAATTCCTTCATACCCTTTAATATTTTATCTCTAAGTACAGTAGATTCATTAAATTTGCCAGTTTCTATTTTATTAATTTCTATTTCACTAATCATTGCTAATAATCTATTAATATGATCCTCTTTAGTCATTTCAGTGTCTAGATTAAGAACTGGAATTTTAAGTTTACTAGCAATATGAAAGCCCATATTATCAGCCAATAACGTTTTACCGGTTTTGGGTCTGGCCGCAATAACATTAATTGTACTTTTTCTTAATCCTCCACCAATAGCAGCATCATAGGCTGGAAATCCTGTAGAAATACCAACTTGATTTATTGGATTTTTAATTAGATTATCTATATAATCATCTATACCAACAGAAACATGGGTCGCATTATTTTCTGTATCATTCAGTGTAGATGCAAAATTAAATATTCTATCTTCAGCAAGATTTAATATAGAAGTAATACTTTCTGAGCCATTTACTTCTAATATTTTTTCTTGAGCTGTTTCTAACTCTTTATGTAATTTTCTAGCTATTTCTAATTTTTTTATTTTTGCTGCAAATGTAATTAGATTATCTTTACTAGCTGGAAAATCAAGAATCGCTTTTAAATGTAATGTTTCATCTTTACGATTTAAAATATGATCTAGTGATAAATCTTTTGCAGCAGAATATATAAGTGCTATGTCGATTTGAGTATTTTTACTGCCAGCATCAAAGATATATTTTAGGCATTTATAAATAATTTTATTACTATCTATAGTAAATGTCTGATCATTAATTAAATCAGAAATCTCAATATATGCTTCATCGCCAAATTTACATAATATTGACAATAAAGCTCTTTCTGCTGACGGATCTGTTAAAATCATATTTATCCTGCGTTTGTTGAACAATTATTACATTTATATCTATCTACAGAATCACTAATCAAAACTGGATTTACAGATTCTTTTTTGCCACAAGATCTACATACTACAGATATTGGTTTAAAAGATCTATTTCTTGGTGTTGGTGGAAATTTATTTAATGCTTTATCGACTATAGTATCTTCCTTATGCAAGTCTTTAACTCCCATGGTTAAAAATCTATTATTCGATGAAGGATCATACTTAGGCGATCTAGTTTTTGATCTAATATTATTTTGTTTCTGTATTTTAGTTTTTGGTTTTGTTTTTTTAGATTTTTTAGGAGTATTTTCATTTGGCAATAAAGACTGTAATATATTTATTAATAATTTAATTTGTTCGGGATTATTCTTAATATCGTCAAGATCCATGTTTCACCTTTATTTTTTGTACTGATAGCATGATGTCTGATAAATTCTTAATGCTGTTAGCTATATAAGATAATCTATCTATTCTTTGTTTAGCGTATTTTTTAATTTTATTTAGTGCCGCGGCTTTATCATTATGCTTGATGGCTTGTAGCGATTTTTCTATAAATCCATAGCCCTTATAATTATTAATCTCGTCTGCAATAGTTTCTTTAATAGTTTCATCAGCCCAATTATGTCTAGCAATTTCTCGATTTAATGTTCTTTGAACATAAAATGAATATTGTGCTAATCTATAAGATATTTGAGCACAGTCTTCTGGATTAAGTTTTTCTATAATATCTCTACTCATAGTAAAATAATTATTTAGTTCTGTTTCATTAAAAGAGTGTAAATTACTATAATTTCCTAGTCCTAGAGATGATTCATATTCATCTAATACTTTATCCCATTCTTCCACTTGTTCTTTGGTTGTTTTATTATTCATAAATTTTACGTTTCCATTCTTCTATATTTTCATTATATGATAAATCTATATATTTAATTCTATTAATTTCGCACCATTCTTGTTTTTCTTTATCTCTTTTTTGTGCTTTTAAAAAAGACAGTTTATTAGTGTGATAAAAAGGTATAAATTTATAATGTTGTTCACCATGAACCTCTATACATTTTTTTAATAATGGTATATAAAAATCTAAATATAATACTTCAGATTTTCTAATATGAATCGGTACTTCTTCTAGAATTTGCATAGTGGGATATGCATCTTTAATTAAATCTCTAGCTTTTAGATGATAACTAGACTTATGAGTAAGTACTCCAGCTTTTACAATATTACCAGTCAGTGTCCAATTATACCAATTCCCATCCAAATCTTTGGTATTCATTTATTTGTTGATACCCATTGTTTTTTGTACTTCGTTATATAATTCTTGATAAATTGAATCATTTTCAATTAAAAACTGTCTAACTTTTTCAATACCTTGAAATTTAGTCTTATCATCATTTAAAAAGGATAAAGTATACCAAGCTCCACCTTTATTAATTAAACCAATATCAACGGCTAAATTTACTAGCTCCATATGCTTATCAATTCCTTGTCCATATCTAATATAGCTAGTAATAGTGGCTCCTGGAGGACCAAGAGCAGAACACAGAGTTTGCCATTCCACTTCTTGTCCAATTTGAGTATTATCCGCGCCTAATAGCCATGGTTTAAATGACTTAGCTCTTAATTTTACATCTGTTTGATATGCTATAGCTTGACCGCTTTTTTCTTTAAACTCAGCACCATATCCTGTGGGATTGCCCATTAGGTGAGTGATACCAATTACAACATTTTTATTAACAGGAATTACATTTGCTACTTTACGACAAAATTTAGCTAATAATTTTGCTCCATCTGCTCTTTGCATTTTATCCATATCGCTGGTAATTTCTGCTTCTGTACATAGTGCAGAATAGGAGTCGATAATTAATACTGATCCTGGATCTTCATTAATAATTCTTTCTGCTATTTGTAAATACTCTTCAGCATGAAGTATCTTACCTGTTTGTGATCCGATAATATTAAATCTATCTAAATTGATATTTGGTATACCTTCTAAATCTCTCTTTTTTAACCGACCCTCGATATTTAGATAATACACATTTCTTGGATCACCATTAGTACTATATTTCTCTTGTTGTGCTGTAGCCGCAAAATCCAGAGATGTTGTGGTTTTTCCACATTTAGGTTGACCAGTTAAAACCACAAAACTACCTTCTGGAATACCTCCATTTAGAATAATATCTAAAGCAGGACTAACAGGGATGGTTATACATTCTTTATCTATCACTGCTGTGCCAGAAATAATAACGTTTGATCCAAAATCTTTTGAAATACTATCTTGAAGTCCCATTTTCTATTTCCTTGAGTTTATCTAATATATTTTTATTTACAATATCTTTTTTGCCAGTATCTAATAGATTTCTGTGTATACTTTTTGGTTGCGGTACTGGAAGATCCTTTTTTTGTTTCTTGATTTGTTCTATTATATCGTCGAGATGCGGTGCTCGCAATGAATAAATTTTTATACCTCTACTGGAAAGCAAACCATCAATTATATCCTTATATGAATATTTTTTTAATAGTTTATGAGCAGCGGTAATTTGTCCTTTATATTCCTTCTCCCATTCAGGAGATAGCCAAAATCTAAAATGTAAGTCTTTATTTTGTTTTTTTGCTATTCTTTCACAAATAAATTCAGCAATATATTGAGCAGCAGTGACGGATTTGCCATTTGAATATTTTGATGGAAATAAATTATTATTCATTTGGTCTAAATATATGTTCTAGATTTTTTGCTGGAAGGTTAGCAACGCGTTTTTTAAATTCATCATTCACTGAAGAAGCTTCTCTAGTCATAATAGAAACATTATTTATCTTTTTATCTCTAGTATGTCTGATCATTAATTCTTTAGATTTTGGTAGTGCCTTTGATGATTTGATAGGTAATTCTACTTGTTTTATCGGGGTGTTTTTTTCTATGTATCGTTCTACTTGCTTAACCGTGAGCTTTAATTCTTCTGCTATTTTTTCTGTCGAATAATTTTGAGTTATTAACCAATTGATAGCATAAGATAGTTCTTTAGTAATTTTCATTAGTTCATCTCTCTTTCAGCATTATTGATCCATGCGATATTTTTTGTTCTTAAAAAGTTAATATACATATCGAATATTCTATTATTTACTTCTTTGAATTCCCATGCCTTTTTCCCTATTTTTGATAAAAATTTATTTTCTGTTCCCTCAGAATATAAACCTATAGGATTATAAATTTTACCATATGTGCCAACTTTTATATAATATCTAATTTTTGTATCAGAAATATTTTTTTTAGCAAATACCTTATCTGATAGTTCATTTGTTCTTGGATTTTTATCATTGTCTAAAAAGTGATGTTGGCCAATAATAGTATAATATTCAACATGATTGGTTGGAGTGGGCTTATTGTTTATAGTAAATAGGTTATCCATTTTTTGGCTTTCTTTTATGTTTCATTCCATTGGTTCCTGGCCATTTAATTTTAGGTTGCTTTTTTACTCTTGACATACCAGACGGCAATGGTTTAAGGTCTTGCGTATCTTTATAGGAATTGTGTTTTGTATACAGATGATGTTTATAGTCATCACTCATTCTCTCAGAGTTCCTTTGTGCTAAGTCGCCTAATGTTTTTAATTCGCTGTCTGCTTTTTTAACAGCAGAATTTAATGTCATGGCGTCTTTTATAATTTGTCTATTAGTTGCACAAGAACCACATAATATACAGCTAGGATGTTCTTGATAGTCTTTAATATAAGTAAATAATTCAAATTCTGAATTACATTTGTTGCAAATATAAGAATACGTAGGCATTAATAATTAAAAGATTGAGGTAAGTATACAAGCCATTCGTTTGGTATGTCTTTCTTTATTTTATTTAGAAGTTCGACAATAGGCAAGTATTTTGGATTCTTATTGGGTTTGATAGGTAGATTCTTAAGAGGCATATTGGCTTCTTTTGGGGTCTTATTACCTTTTCTTCTATTGCACCATGTACATGCTGTTACTATATTGGTCCAAGATGTTGGAGAACCTTTATTGTCTCTCCATTTAGACTTAGGTATCACATGATCGTATGTTAAGTGGTTTAATTCATATTTTTTACCACAATATTGGCAAGAATAATCATCTCTAATGAATATATTTTTACGAGAAAAGGTAACAGTTTGATTATTAATTTTAAAAAATCTATTAGTCTTAGCTACAGCAGGTATAGGATATTTTTTATCCACACCATTGATATGGTCATTTTTATAAAAATCTATAATTTCAATTGAATATTTTGGATTATTATTAAATCTCATAGACCATATTATTGCCTTTTTCCAAGAAATTATTCCTAATGGAGTATAATCCGCATTAAGCAATAGACACTGTTTATGGTTTTGTTGCATTTTCTATATTGTCTAGTCTTGCTAAGATTTTAGCTATAATTGGATTTCTTACAATATCAGAAGATTCTAGCCTACAATTACCTATACCATCAATACCATCTAAGATATTAATCATATTGATAAAACCACCCTGGAGATGTCTATTTAAATCTGATTGTCCAACGTCTCCAGTTAATACTAGTTTACTCTCTGTGCCTACTCTTGTCAATAACATTTTTAATTGTTCATAAGAAGCATTTTGACACTCATCAGCAACTATAAAACAATTGTGGAAATTTCTACCCCTCATCAAGCCTAATGGTACTACTTCTATCTTATTATTTAATTTAAGACTAGCATAGTGAGCAATAGGTATAAAATGATGAATCTCATCTATAATTGGTAATAAATATGGATGTAGCTTTTCTTCAGCTGTTCCCGGTAAATATCCAATTTTTTCTCCTGCTTCTAATACTGGTCTGGTAATAATAATCCTACTTACTTTATTGTCTAATAAGTATTCTAAGGCCATACCTATAGCAATATGCGTTTTACCAGATCCAGCTAATCCTTGACAAAAAGTAATAGTATTTTCAGCAATTGTTCTTATATAGTCTTTTTGATTTTCGCTCCTTGGTTTTAGTCTATTTCTAAACGCATGACCAGTTTGTGCATTTTCAATATTATTTGTTAAATCTATTGGTTTTTTCTTTTTATTATTTTTTCTCAAGTTATACCCTTTGCGAATAAAGTTAAATTAGACATGCACCACCAGCGCAACTAATTTCCTCTATTCCCGCGGTATTATCCTCTGTTTCTGATAGTTGCGTATAATCAACCTTCTTGAAACTATTAAATAGATCACAATATATTTTCCAATTATAAACATCTTTCATGCAATATGTTAAGCGTCTAGTATCTCCATCAAAATACTTACCAGCAAAATTTTTCATTTTGGTTACAAACATTAGTTTGGATTCATGATGATCTTTATTAGCTTGATTTAATGTTACATAATCACAAGCAGCCCATAGATTATTATCAAAAGCATTTAAGGCTAATTCTATTAATCCAGAACACCATAATGCAGCATCTCCGTATTCTTTTACAATTTCTCTACTTGAGTAGACTGTGGTAAATGGCGCTTGTGGATAATCTTTATCTCCGCTTTGTGGGATAAGACTAATACCAGCAAAATATTTTCTATTATTATAAATATATTCTGTAACGCTATCCCACTCATCTGGTTTAACTGTTACGGTGTTACTAACATTATGACATAAATATTCTTTTGTACAAAGAGCTTTGTTTTTACCTGTTTGAACCCAATTTTTTTGTGTTTGTTTAACAATTTCCAACATTTCTACTGCTGGTAATTGGTTTTTGAGTTTGGATCCGTCAGGTACTTCTATTGGAAACTTTATAACTTCATCAGTATTATTTGCTGACCAACTAGATTTTTCACACGCTTGAGGATTTAGTTTTTTAAAATGTTGGTACGGAGCTTCTAAAACATTAGCCTGTACATGACGTATATAGCGTTTAGCATGATGAGGGTGGATGCCCGAGCTTGTACCCAACATCGAACTAGAAGTTCCCTCCGGTTTTAAGCATGTTACTCTAGCAGCTTGATTAATTTCTATTGCTTTAGCCATTAATTTATTTGTTTCGACTGCTATTTTTGCTCCGTTCTTTAATACCTTTTCTGTTAAAACTAATTCATGTTTTTCCATTGTTCCAGTCAAGGAAACACCTAGTAGGGCTTCTCTTTCAAAGATTTCTTCACTATTTTTCCCTAAATATTCTAGTTTTGTAAAACCAGCTTGTAGGGTGCCTATAATAGCAGCAGCTTTGCATCTTTCATAAAAATCATTTTCATCTTCAATTGAAGAACAATTGATAGTAGATAAATTACATCCTTGCCATCCAGACTCTCCTGTTTTTTCATTTACGGGATATAAACTAATTTCTACACAAGGATTAAAAACCATCTCTGTTGAATCGCTCCAGATAAATCCTGGTTCTCCAAATTCCTTAACACTATTCATCAATTCTTGAAATTGCTCAAATTTTGTTTCGTCTTTTAATAATAATGCGGAGTTATTGCTTCTTGCTCTTTGTGGGTTTTCTATGTACCAGTTTCCAGTTTTAGCTTTAGCCATTTCTTCATCGTCTGGACTAAATAATGCTAGACTAGCCGATCTTCTTACTCCACCACTTAAAACAGCATCACTACTATGCATCACAATATCATATGCGTCAATTGGTCTAAGTTTTTTCTGTCCATTATTAATGCAGCGATCTAGTAGTGCTCGTATTTTTTCTAATCCGTTTGCTAATGGTTCATAGCCCGGAGCTTTGCCCACTCCACTGGCGAGAGATGATCCTTTAGGTCTAATATTACTATAGTCAAATAGTATGTGAGAGTTTTTATATTGTTTGAATTCTTCTACAGGCTTACTGAAATAAGAACTTAAAAGGACACCCAAAGCATCAGCCCATCCTTCGATACTATCGTCGATAACATATTTGACACCCTGATCTTCTGGAGGATTATGTTCTAATGTTGGCAACTTAGCCACATGATGTTTTTGTACACTAAACCCTGTGCCACTACCACACAATAATAGCCAGAAACATTCTTGAAAAAATCTTAATCTATCACAATAGCTTGCAGTACAGTTATATAGTTTTGCATTACGTTTTAAAATTGGTTCGCCACCGAATTGTAAACATCTTTGAGAACCTAATATTTTCTTTTTGTACATCATATCATATGCCCAATTAATATCATCAGATATACCAAAATTGGCATATTTAATATGCATCATATTTTTAACGCGTTCTACGGCTTCTTTCCATGTTTCTCTACGATTTTTATCTTCCAACCAACGAGCATATTTACTAACAAATGTATAATTTTGTAATTCTTGTAGAGCCGACATTTTATCTCCTGTGTTCTGTTATTAAAGTGAGAAAACCCAGTATTACTAGGCCATGAAAAGAATAATTTAAAAAATCTATATTATGAGTAATCCATCTATGATAAAAATATATTATAATATGTAAATAAAATGCTACCTTGTACATTACAATACACCGCATAATTGTTTCAGCCAAGAAAGATCTTGATCAACATACTGAATATTAATTTTACTCATTTTGACAAAAGTATCAAATCTTTTTTTTGCATCATTATCAAATAATTGTGTTCCATGATTATTTGCCATGATAACGGTCTTTATTCCTTCTTGCCATAATGCAATTATACAATCATTACAGCATTGACCGGTAACATACGCTATTCCATTTTCTGGCCTTATGATACAATTAGCTAATGCATTACGTTCAGCATGTGTCATCCAGAAATATTTTTCTGGTCTTGATGTTGGTAATTGACTATCATCTAAGCCTTTTGGAAAACCATTATATCCAACACCTAGAATTCTATTATTAGAGTCCGTAATTACACATCCATGTTGGGTATGTATATCATGACTACGTTGAGAAACAACTTTAGCCAAACCTAAAAAATAATCTGTCCACGATGGTCTCATGAAAGTATTATAGTGAATAGATCTGAATCGTCAAGCCTTATTTTGTAATAAGCTTGTTATACAACACCAGTGTGAGTATAGATCCAGCAACTCCCATAATAATACCTGCTGGAGATACAGCGTCATAACTTCCTAATAGATACAGTATTGCTCCACCCATATAGGAACCAGCAACCCCTAATGCTACTGTTTTTACAAAACCGAAATTTTCTTCTCCTGGCACTATACTTTTAGCAATAGAGCCTACAAATAAACCATATACACACCATACTAAAATATTAAACATTTGCTGCCTCCACTAAGCATATAACTTCTTGATTATTTAAATTTTCTCCAGTATCTAACAAGGCGCTAACAAGCGCCAAACCATATTTTTCATATTCTTCTTGATTAAGTTTTTGGCGTAATATTTTTTTAATTCTCATTTTTGTAAACCATCCTCTGCGCAAACTATATTCTTTTATTTCTTGTCCATATAATTCATATTTATCAGATGACGAGCAGTTACTTGGTAATTTATTTTTATTGCATTCTTGTAAAACTCTAATCACTGTTAAAATAATACTGATAATCATTAAGATAGCTATTACGCTACCAAATTTTTGATCTTCTGATATGCCAGCTTTGACTAGTACTTTAGACGCTATAGCATTTAATTTAGGATCATTCATCTTAAGAGCCTTTTTCTATATACTGGTAATGATGAAGGATTGCCGGATTTAATTTTACACTCTGGACCGTCACAATAAGGTGCTTGGTGAAGCATTATGGGCGGATGAATAATTTCTTTGGTTTGAATAGGTGGTGGGGTCGATTCTTTTTTAGGTTTTTCATCTTCACAATAACCACAATCTACCATTTTGATACCATCTCCACTTAAATACTTACCGGTACCTTTGCATACTGGACAGTTTTTTCTTTTATATTTTACTTCTGGTTGTTCTATATGAGTAGACTTAATAATACCACCAGCCAATACAACAGAAGCTATTGTTGATCCTTCATATCTAGATCCATAAAAACATAATGATGCTAAAAGTACTACTGATATAAATTTCATTTTCTTTTTCTCCAGCGAGGAATCCATTTGCGTCGTTCTTCAACTGGCTTAAGAATATCTTCTGTAGTTTTTGGTACTACTAATTTTAGTACTGCTAGTATAAAATTTAATATTAAAGAAATTAATCTTTGTAAAGCTATTTTATCTAATAGTCTCATTATAATATCTCCAGTATATTACTATACACCAAAGAATTATAGGTAACTATCAAACCCGTAATCTGGTAATTTTTGAACAGGAAAGCCATCAAAATTGCTAAAAGCATAGGCACCATTTTGGGCCAACATACCTGCGGCAACATCACTATGAATTAAAAAAGATCCGTCTGGAACTGGACCCCATTCTGGATGACCACCATCATTCCATTTACCCCAAGAGTTTTGTACCAAAAAACTTAAATCTCCACTAGTATCATCACAAGCTATCCATGCCATAGCATGGGCCCAACTTCCACTAACTTTAGCAAATCCCTTTTTATCTCTTGTGTTACTGAAGCCATAACTAGAACACACCGCTAATCCATAACCGTTAGCTAATGCGTCTCGTGCTTCTTCTATTGTTTTTACAAGACTAACCGTTTTTATTTGATGGTCATTAGCAAGATCTATTACTTTGTCAGGTAAACCCCTACCTCCCCATCCTGCCCCCAAATTACCATTATATTTAGTTAGATCTACAATTCCTTTATAATCTTTTCTTACTAATATCCCACCAATTTTACTTACAAATTCTGCTGCTCTAGCACAACTCATGCCTTGACCAGCCCATCCGCGAGCACCATAAATTCCTTCGGTAGCGCCTCGTGCTATCCAACTTTCTCTTTCTCTATGAATATCTATTTCTATAGCTCTACTAATATCACAAGCATTTCTTGTAGCATGACTTACACAGTCTCCTGTTGTTTGTCTCTCATTATATGGGTTTTTATCAAACTTTAATACGCTTTTATATGGAACAGAGAGTTTACCTTTACCGCTGCCATTAATACGCTTTGCTCCATCTCCAAAATATGCATATTTAGATTCTTCTAATAATCTATTAAATATGTGTTCTTCAAATATACAACCACTAAATCCTTGACGATATCGATCATATAATTCTTTTGGAGATAATCTTGCCATTATTTAGACCCTTCATTACAAGCCCATGCTAATGCCTTAAAGCCATCTACAGCCTGTTGTCTTAATTTATTGTCTAACATTAAGCTATCATCTCCTAAACTAGCCACAATAACGCTGTTAGTCGCCTTGGCTAATTTTGGATATCTTCCTTTTATATCTAGCTGAAGCATAACCCCAGCCAACTTATTAGCCTGTCTAACCTCTTCGGTATTTTTTATTACCATATCTTCATTATCTAAACTTATTAAAGTAGCTAAATCATTATATAATGAGGCTAGTCTTAACCCATCCTTTTTTCTATCTTGATTTTCTTTGAGAGCATCAACTACGGTTTGACATTCATCTAATAATTCTACATTAGATGGTTTTTCTACAACAACAGTAGTATTATTAGAAGGAGAAACATTAATAATATTTGATAAGTCTGGCTTAAATAAACCTATCAGGATTAGTATAGCGGCTAATGATAGAACTAAGTTTTTCATACTTCTTCCTTTGTGCAAACTACTGGAGATAAATATGGGAACATTTGATCAGCAACCTTTACCGCTTCTGTACAGCCACACTCATTTGCTAAATCTCTTGTTTGTTTCCAACTAACAACCAACTTAAAGAAAATATCTTCTTTGCTTGTAACCACAGGTTTAACATTTGGCACTACTACTGCTACAGGAGTTATGGGTTTTAGTGGAGAAACGTTCTTCAGTTTTTCTACTAATCCACCCAAGAACTGTTGTGCTGGACTTAATTTATCCTTAAATAATACCCACAATACTATACCAACACCAGCATATAAGGCCAAATCCATTGGACCAACTTTACTTGCAAATTGTTCAAAACTTTCTGCGTAATTCATATTCCGGCCTCTCTTTTAATAAAAACACCAGTATTTCTAAAAATTGTAACGGTAGCATCAATAGTAGCACTCACCATGATCATGAGTATATTTTTGATGTACCTATGTATAATAGGTTCTATCATGTTTGGAACAAATGGGATATCTATTATTAAAAATATTTTATCATAAAAACCATTGAGAAGATCCATTGCTAATGTTTTTTTATCAGGTCCACTTAAGTCATTTCCAATAGCTTCTATTATTTGTACAATACTAGCGGTAGTTAATTGCAAAAGTTTCCACGCTTCAGCAAGAGCGAATCGCTGAACTTCTTTAAATTTATCTTTACTATTATTTATTAGTTTTTCTACTTCGAGTTTTATTAGATCTTGACTTGACATTATTTTTTCTCCTAGTTATCTTAATTGGCTCTTGTTGTTTTATCAATTCGTTATTATTTTCTGAAACAATTTTTTTAATTTCATTACGTCCTTTTATATATCTAAATAAAACTGCTAGTTGGCCTATGATTAGTATAAGAGCTTCTAGACCCTTGCTAGTTTCTGCTATAAGATCTTCTTTTTGAGAATTATTGCTAATTACTCCTAATAAAAAAGCTCCACTAAATATAAAACTTACCAGAGTAAACCAAAATTCACTCGTTTTATAGCCGGGTTTTATCATAATATTATCTCTAGATAATGATGATATGCAATATATTTATATACACCAATACAGATCCTTCAACGATCTCAATTAGATCTCATTTAAATTGATATTTGGACTATCTGTTTATAAGATAGTCACGGTACCATCTTCATTTATAGTGAATTGACCAACAACACCGGAACCTTCTGAGATAGCTTCTGGTTTTACGCTAGATAATAAAGCTCCTAGTTTAGCGTGTAGTTCAAAAACTTCTTTAGCATCAGACCCAAGAGCCTCAGCAATTTCTGCTGGAGTAGCTCTAGGATTTTTCCAAAAATTATTAGCTCCTTGATTAAAGGCCATTGCCATTTGTTGAAAAGTTTGACGAGTTTGATTTTTGAGCATATTGGCCGCACGAACTGCTGGGTCTACTTCTGGAACTGATGGTTGGTTAAGAATACTCATTTTAATTTCTCCATATTTCTTGGTTGCTATATTTTTGTACTAGGAACTGCCCTAGTATCTTATTACTATCATGAGGAACTGGCAAAATTTGTGGTCTTATAGAATGTAGATTTGGAATTCTATGAACTCCTTCATCATCTTCTTTTGTATATTGCTCAACATTATTAAAATTATGTTGGAAATATGGTACGTCTAGATAATCATACACTCTTTTTAAGCTATGAGACGGATTTGAGGTAAGTTCATCAAATTCTAAAAACAATAATTTATCACCATAACCCCTACTAATAGCATCTTTAACTCTATTATAGGCCAATCCAACTGGTTGAGATGAATTTGACCAAATATCACATCGTCCTTCTACTGTTTGGGCTTTAAAATAATCGCTTTGTTCAAAATTCCACTGAGAGAATCCTGTGCTTTTGCGCCACAATTTTTCAAAACTACTTAATATTTCAGAAAGATTTCGTACTGGTACAATAATTTTGGGAGTTTGGCCCGTTATAAACTCTATCATTTCTATTAAACTTAGCCATCCTCGTCCTTTATCAATAATAATATTTTTATCTGTTGAATGATAGCTATTTAATATGTTTTGTAATACTCTTTTGAGCTGATTATAATCAACGCCTTCGGCCTGATGTTCAATTAATCTGTCCCATTGATTTCTTACATTAAATAAAATATCATGACATCCACTAGTAGCTTTGCTAACAAATAAATTATTGTTTTGAGCTAATATATTGCACAATAATGTGCTACCGGAACGAGGTAGGCCGCTAATATAATAAAAGTTTTTCATATGTATATGATAGAATCAAAAAAAATTTTTCAAAGTGCTAAGTCGATATTATTGAATTCTTCTAAACTAATTGTTTAGCCATAGGAGATCTCAACACCCTCAACATGAGCAACCCATCGTATAGTTTCTTCATCTTTACCAGTTACATTTATCTGTAGTGCGCTATTTGAGTTATCGGCAGTAATCTCTACATCATAAGCTATATCATCTTTAATATCTGTGCCAAGCGTACTTACGGTGCCAATCAAACTGGTTGTTCCATCTTCATTCTTGATCGCAACTTTACGAATACAATGAACAGCTTTGCTACCGCCATTAATAATACCAGCGATATTTATTGTAGCAAATAGTGCTTTACCAGATGGTATAGTTAATTGAATACTACTTCCATCTAAAAATAATGTGGTAGCAGTATTGCTTGAGGTAATATTTCGTAAAACAAAATCCACACGTTGGGCGTCCCCATTATTTGCGAATGATCCAGCAGAGTTTGCTTCCATACCAAAACGGTCTGCGACAGCATTAAGACCACCATTGACTGAACTGTAGTAACCGCTTGCGGTGTTGTTGAATCCGCCGCTGACTGCGCTGCCAGTTCCCGCGGCGACGTTAAATGAGCCGCCGCCGACTACGCTGTAGTTGCCGCTAGCGGTGTTGTTGGTACCGCCGCCAACGGTGCTGTACCAGCCGCTGGCGGTGTTAAATGAGCCGCCACCTACGGTGGCGCATTCTGCGGCGGCTGTGTTAACACCGCCCCCACCGATAGTGCCGCCACCGCCGCTGGCGGTATTGTTCAAGCCGCCGCCGATTGTACTGAAATTGGCAGTGGCAGAGTTATTATCTCCTCCTCCAACTGTGGCCCTACCACAGAAGCTAAGCGTCGGATCAGAACCACTAGCGGTATTATTATTTCCTCCACCAACTGCGCTGAACCAGTTGGTGGCAACATTATCTCTTCCGCCATTGATCACGCTGTATTGGCCGCTGGCAGTATTGTTTTTGCCTCCGGTAATAGCGCTATAAGTTTTGCTAGCGCTGTTCTGTGCGCCGCCACCGACTACGCTGTAGTTGCCACTTGCAGTGTTGTTGCTGCCGCCACCAACTGTGCTTCGGCCATATTGCGCCCGATTAGTTGCAGTATCACGTTCACCAGAAGTAATGTTGTTTTTGCCGCCGCTAATGGTGCTGTACCAGCCGCTACTGGTATTATTCATTCCTCCACCAACGGTACTACGAGGAGAGCTACTAGTGTTGTCTGATCCGCCACCAATAACGCTACCATCTCCACTAGCAACCATATTGCCACTAGCTCTTATTAGTTGCCAATCAACAGCATAAGTTCCTCTAGGATCTCCACCACCATCTCTTTGTAAAGCTCCATTTCCGCTGGGGCTAATAATTATATTACCACTAGAACTACTAATAGTATTATTATCTAAAATAAGATTATCTACACTAATAGACCCTACAACATTTAATCGATTGCCATCAAATGTTATATTACTTTCAGCATTAATACCAGTACTAGTACCTGTGCTAGTAAGCAATCTATTATCACCACTATTGCTTATGGTTGGAAGCAAACCGCTAACACTACTATTAAAATTAGTAATATCGCTGGCAACATGATTATGACCAACAAAACTTACTCCTGATGTACTAATAGTTAAACTATTAAGATTATCATTATAAGATATATTAATGCCTGATCCACTAACTAAAAAACCATTTCCTATAATATCTTGTATATCTTCTGGATTAATGACAATATCACCACCATCTCCACCGATATATGGTAAACTATTCCATGGAGTTATTCCATCTCCTATTTTTAGCTTTTTTGTATCTTTTTCGTAGCCTGGCTCTCCTAGTTTTAGTATCTCTCCACCAGGCTGTGGTTCGCTTGCTGCCCATTCAGCTGCGGTCCCTCTTCTTAATTTTATTATAGTGTGTTTATTTGACATATTTATATACCTTTATTAAATGAATTTATAGTTGTGCAGCCGCAACAAAGCCTTGGTCAATTTGTTCTTTAGATAAGCCTAGATATTGAGCTAGACTTTCTATTAAAGGATGATTTCGTTCTATATATGGAGCATATTCCCACTCTATTTTTGTTTTTTCTCTTAATTTTAAATCATTAATTGTATTAATTGCGTCTTCGACACTATTAAGACTAATATTATTATCTATTAACCATAATCTTATTTGACGAGCGCTAATAGTTTCTGGAACAACAACTGGAATAGGAACCCAGGTTCTAACTATATCAACGTATGGCTTATCTAAGTTTATAATTCTTGCGCTAATATCTTCTATTGTATTTTCTGGTTGAGTAGGACTGTCATTACGAATAATATAATATCCAGCATCTATTAAGATATTAGTATCAAAAGTTTCGCCAGTAATTGCTGTGCCATTACTAAGAGTTAATGAGGAAGGATAAGAGTTAGTAATTTGCTGATTATTTATATTATAATACATTGTACTGCCCTATATTTAAATTTCTGTAGAATCTATTACTTGTTTCCATACTCTTATAACGTCAGCATACGGATAATCAATAGTGACCTGTCTTTTTAAGATTTCTTCTTCATAAGCGTCAGATGGTTTGGCTGGACTATCCGTTCTGATACTAAAATAACCATGATCAGCCCATAGATTTATGTTATCAGCAGAGTCGAAATTGATATAAAATTGACCATCAGACCCAATACTGTTTTTAGGTAATTTACTGATAATAATATTATTTTTTCTATCATAAAACATAATTTATTCCTTAGTTGGTTTTTTTGCCCATATAGTGACCCTGTACTATGCCAACCCCCATACTTCTTAATAAGACTAAATATTTACCAGAAGAAAAAGTTGGTAATGGATTATACCAATCTGTTACAAAATTAGAATCAAAAGAAACTGTTGTGGTGGAGGACACCGTTATTTCTAGCATCACATCTACGCTTCTGTTTATTAAATCCCAACCCGTTCCTTCTGTAAAGTTTACGGCAGAACCATTCAATGTTAACTGTTGAATTTGTCTATCAACATCATAGTTTATAGCAACATTACCGCTAACAGAACCCAGAGATAGTATTGGTGTTGGTGCCGATAGACCATCTTCTATTATCATATATCTATTATAACTTAATTTACCATTTGAATATAAGACAAGACTATTATCTAATTGATTTGGGCCAGAACTTGTGTGAAATGTCATTCTAGTAGGAGTATATAAATTAACACCGGTGGGCTCGCCATCTGCTTGTGTTAATATTCTACCAACAACAGAATTCACTCCACTAGCATTAAGAGTAAATGTTCTGATAACGCTAAGAGTATCATTATTTATAACTCCGGATGGACTATTCAATGTACCCCTGTTTCTGATAAGCTGTATTCGTGCTCCGGTGGTAGGCTCTATATTATCATATGCTTCTAAATTACATAGCGCACTTAGTCCAGTATGACCAACACTATTATCATATATTAATTGTAAAGAACTAGTTAAATCATTAAATCTAAGATAAGTTTCGGCATTAATATCAGTGTTAGCACCACCACTAGTTAATAATCTATTATTACCACTATTAGTTATTTTTGGTAATAGTCCACTAACAGCACTATTGAAATCAGTAATATCTAAAGACTGGTGTTGATGACCACTAATACTAACATTAGTTCCATTAACACTCAGTGTTGAAAAATTTCCACTACTACTTGGTATCCACAATGAATTATTGCTATTATATTGTAAAAATTGACCATTAGAAACTCCACTAATAGCCACATTGTGTAACTCTTCTAATTCAAAACCATTTTGAACTCTTACTTCTATTATGCCTTCATTTTGATGAGTTCTTATAATAGTACCAATTGCCACCATATGATCGGGAGCAGATGGTTTCGTTTTTGTTAAGCCTCCAGCAACTGTGGGACTTAAGTATAGAGTAGTTCCATTAACATCTCCAGTTGGGGCAGTAGGATTAAACTGATCAGTATCTAGTCCGGTTAAAGCTCCAAAAACAATAACTTTCCCGGTACTCATATTACTAATATTTTCTGCTGTTAATCCATAAGTTTTACTACTTGTTAATTCACCACTAGCTTGAGCTAAAGAGATTGTGGGCATATCTCCTTGACCACCGTTAATATAAACAGCAGTCATTTTTGGAATTGGCGAACCAGTTTTATTGAATACTGTTGTAACTAAAGATTTAGCCTCATTTAATAATACTCCTGATCCAGTAGCTTCTATGGTATAAACTCCACTAGCATTATTAACATTTATACCAGTGCCAGACAGTATGTTTTTCACTGGAAGTAATCCGCTAACAGCACTATTAAAGTCTGTTATGTTTGTTGATATATGATTGTGTCCAACAACACTATAGTTGCCGCTAGGCTGTAACCCTGTAACTGAGATTGTATATGTGTTATTATTAAATGATGAATTAACATATCCAGAACCACTAATGCTTGGTAATAAGCCACTGACGCTGCTATTAAAATTAGTAATATCATTCGCTGTATGATTGTGTAATTTATCTAAACTATAATCTTTCCAAGATGCTGAAAATATACTATTTCTACTATAAACTCTATAAAGATAGACACCAGATAATCTATTATAAAGTGTTCCTCCTATAGAGGTACCATTAAGTCCACCCGCTCCACTAGGCTTAATAACTACATACCAGTCTCCGTGTGTTGGAGAAGGAGGATCCGAAATTGTAGTTAGTAATGGTGCTGTAAAATCTGTTGGAATTATATATTGGCCGCCAGGTTCAGCAGTCGTATTGGTAGCACTTATAATTTGCCATCCTAGCTTATTTTGTGCTGCATATGATGAGGCTGTCAATATTGCTCGACCAAAACTAGTAGAATCAATAATATCTGTAGAGGGATGAGTATGACCAACCAGACTATAATTACCGCTTGGTTGTAATCCAGTTACGCTAATAGTATATGTATCATCTATTAAGTTAGATGATATATAATCACCACCAACAATTGTTATAGGATTGGTTATGCCACTTCCAATTAAATTACTAATTTCACCAAAAGTAATTTTTTTAGTTGTGCCACTACCAGATGGATCATCCATAAATACTAAGATATCATCATTAGATAATAATCCACTACCTTCTGGAAGATCTTTAAGTCTTATTATATTAATCATGGGCCTAGTACATCCACTGAGACATCACCGCCATCAATATCTCCGCCACCACCATAATAGTAAGTTACATCATCAAATCTGTTATCAAACTTACTTTCAATATTTGTTATAGTAAGATTTTTAGGATAATTACCCCTAACTAATCTTTTACTATAAAAACCAGTAGGTAATGCAGAGCAGATAGCATATTTATTATTAATTGGTTTGGTGGGATCAATTGCTATAATATCATTAGCCATAATTATTTTGCCTTTATTTAATAGAGTTATTTAACTATACACCTAATGATCAATTCTGTCTTCAAGAGCCTCTAATGTTTTTCCCAGAGTAGCTATTTGAATCTTAAGTTCGTTCATAACTTCTGTATTTCTTTGTAGTGCGGAAGCGAAGGCTGCTTGTGTTTCTTTATTAATAGCCAGTCGTTCCATAATAAACTGACGATCTTGATTATATGGACTCTCATTTTTAATTAATTGAGCAACCTCACTTTTTGTGACCATATTACGACCTATGGCAACCCAAAAACCCATCATAGTCACAATAATACCAATACTAGTAGTAGCAAGATTTTCCCAGAAATGAATAATAGTATCTGTCATAAATAATAATTCCCATAAAAATATAAGCTAGCGATATTATATACCACTAGCTTATATTACACTAAAACTGATTATAAATTCTCAATACATCAGCCAGTTTTTTCTTTATATGTATCATTGACAACATTAGATCCTGAAGACATAAATGTTAAATTACCTGGAACAGATCTAGTTGGTAAAGCAGCATTATCGTCTGCAAAAACATCTACGCTCACAACAGGATATCCAGATTCGAATTTACCAGTATAGTCATTCCATTTGTTTTCACGAATAGCAGACGTAAAGCGTCTAGTTCTAACGCCTTGAACATAACTACTACCATTTTTAACTTTTTGATAATGAATACTATGTATTAAGTTGGGAACCAAGGCTCCACTTAATAAGAAAGTATTAGCTGATCCATTGATATTAGTAGTAACTCTTTTTGAAATTGGACCAGGATTGTTATATGCTAATGCGCCAGAACTGTATACTTTGTCAATATCATTAGTATCAACAACAGCAGAACCAAAAACACCAGCATCATATCTTGAAACTTCTACTCCATCTAAAAGATTTGTATTAGATGCTTTTGCTACAGATCCACCATTTCCGCCAGCACCACTAGCAGTAGCATTTGGAGGAACTGTATCATATGGATTACCATTAGTTTGAATTGCAACTACTTGTGAAATAGCCATTTTTTTCTCCATTAAATTAGGTAAATAATCAATAATTTTTACACCAATCACTCTAAATATATTACATTTTAGAATTAATCAAATAAATATAATCAATTTAAATATTAGTATTTTAGATAAATTTAGAGCCAATTAATATAATCACATATTAGGAACAAGAGTATAGAGGTATCTCAATAGTTGTAATATCTGTTACATCATCAAATATAGATCCAGCAATATGAATTTGAACAAATTTAAGACCATCATTATCTAAAACTGCGGAACATATTAATGGAATAACATTACCATTCGTAACTTCAGTATCGTCCAAGCCTCTATTTCCAGAAATATTATTAACCAAACAGTCAGTTATTGGTATAATAATATTGTTAGTAGCAAGAGGAGTATAATTTATAGATACTTTTTTAAACGCTAAAGCGTTAGATTGTGAAAAAGTTACATTTGTTAGAACATCTCCTACCGCATATTCATTAGGTACATAAGTTGGAATGGGATCCTGAGATCCACATAGTTGAACAGGAATATTAAATGGTATTTTTTCAGATATCACTGTAAAAGGTAATCTTCCTATGGTAAAGTTTAATGCGGAGCTTAAACTACCAGTTGGAGACATATAGACATCTAAAATTACCTGTAAGCCAATACAAACATCTTCACATTCTTCCTTAGTATCATAAAGAACTACCGGATCTCTATGAGGAAATATAGAGTCTAAAACATTTTGTGGTATAGTATGAAATTTTCTGCATTTTTTAATCGATAAGAATGGATGATTAGAATCTTCTGGTCCTAAACATGTCCAACGAATACAACGAGCAGGAAAGAACACCCCGATACCGCCGGTCGGCTCACCATCGGGGTCGAGTAAATTTTCATTAACTTCATCAAGCTTATTTTGAGCTAATTGCATAATTTCATTAATATAGTTTTGATCAGCATTTTTGCAATTATCATCTTCTGAGCATAGCCAAGGCATAGTTTCGACTACTTGAGGTGGTCGTGGCGAACCATCAGGATTATTTGCTGCGCTAAAAAAATATTTTAAAGTTAATGTTTCATTGTCTGTTTTCCAATATCGATCTTCATTATTCAGTTCTGGAATATTTTCTAAATCTACACAATCATAATATAATATTGGTTTGTTTTCGTCATCCTTTTTTATTTCCCATGTTCTATGGTTAGAGCAATCTGCTTCAAAATGATAAACACAAAACTTTTCACACTCTTTACAATTGTTATCAACTGAACATAATTTACGATTACGATTGAGTTTATTATAATAAAGCTTTTGTCTTGACCTATTCATAGTAGTTTTTCTATTGGTTTTTTATAATAATTAATTTTTTTGTTTTATCGTCTGGATCTAATTCTAGATTAGGAGTATAATCTTTAGATGGAACATATACGCTCTTATTTACATTCTCTTCTAAACGTCCACTACTATTTAAATTATTAACATAGGTAGCAGGATGCTCACCAAATTTATCCCATTCTCTAACCCATCCAACATTATCTATAAAAAATATTTGATTACCTTCTTGGTCGGTGGGAGTTAATAGACTAGAATAAAAAACATTAGCATCAGAAGAATTTTCTTGTTTTATTGGATCAAGATTATATGGTCGAGACATATTTTTAGCATCAGAATCGGTAAAAGAGGGTATATCATTGAGGTTAATATCTCGTGTTGGTTTATCAAAAACTATGCTTATAGTGCTTTGTTCCATACGATTATTAAGAACCGCAGATTGCGCTATACTTATAGAAGATATATAGCATTCGTTGATTATGTCACAATCTGTAAATTGATAACAATAGCCAGTATATTTACATACTTTCTTATTATTATCACATTTTGGCATAACAGTAAAACTGCCTTGAATTTGATTTATTGTGTCTTGTAAAAGATTAGCTATTTTAATTTTATTTTGAATAATTATATTATCATTATGTGGCACTTGATTATTTTGAAATAGTTTAAAAAAATTATTCCACGTAAGAGAATTGAGATTTAAAACTTTCTCTAAATTATTTCTCATATATGCTACAGCTTCTTTTTTTGACCATTGTGTATTATAATCAGCTGGCATTTTAAGAGCTGGTATTATTGATGATTTGACATCGACTACTCTTTGCATACCTGGAGAATCTTTTGGTCCATCTGTTAGTGTAGAACTAAATACTTTATGATATTTAAGTTTAGCAAGAAGTTTTCCGTCTGGAATATTAATTTTATCAAAATATAATATAGCTGATGTTACTTCTTTAAAAGAGACTTTTATTACTATTTCTCTTTCTCTACTAGGATCAACTAGATTATTAAAACTACATAATAATTTAGCAGGCATACCCCTATTATCATCGTCTGGACAACTAAATGATTGTGTGCAAGGTCTCATGTCTAGATCTAATGCTGATGGCGCTAAATATAAACTTAACCTCATCCAATCTGTAAAATTTAATTCTACTCTATCTTTATTACCAGTATCAATACTAAATAAAAGATTGAATTTTTCTTTTCCTTTATCATATAAACGGAGTGTTTTACTACTTGGTAGTTTAAATGTTTTTGATTTATTATTAATATATGTCGTTATCCTAGATACGTTTTGTTCTTCAAAACATTGCTTAAATATATTTTCAAAATTACTATTTTTTATCGAATGTAGTTGTGTTTCGTAGTTGTTGAGATATATGCTTGGAGATTGGGCTGGTTTTTTTCTCCAATATCCACCACAGTCACCATCGTTTGCTTCTCGTTGTTCTTCTTTTGGAATTCCTTTATCATTAACAGATGCAGCATCAAACGCATACTCATCATATCTAGGTTCACCATCAGAAAACAAGCCATTATGGAGAATTATTAAATCAAAATCTTCTTTCATTTCTTCAATTTCTGCATCTGTAAAATTTTTTGACATTAATAATATATCCTGATTGGGTAATTGGGTGAAAATGTAATTATATTATTGTGTGATAATTCAGGAGATATTGATAGTGATCTATATAATATATTATTTCTACCAATAATAGATCTAGAATAATGAATAAAGCCATTGAAATTATTATTGTTGGTAATATTATTATTGGTACTATAATTTATAAATTGACCAAAATAAGTTATTAACTTATTATTATTTATAGTAGAATTAATAATAAAATTAGACATAATTAAGCTTTATGCTTTCTATTTGATTTGTACTAAATCCAAATGGTGACATTTTTTGAATATGTTGAATTTGATCATTTTTCCACACATTACCATTCACAATAGTATTAATACCTGTTTTATTATTTAAATAAGCACAAGCAATTATATTGTCATCAATATTATCTAAAAATAATCCAGTTGATGGATAAACAATATTTACACCACACTCTAATAATATTTCACAAGCTTTAATCAATAATTGGTGATCAAATTTGCGATATTCTAATATATATCTAAGTTGAATATTATGATTATTACATAATGCTATATTTTTTTTAATATCATCTCTAAATTTAGCGTATTTTCTATTTACTACGTTAAAGTATGGCATAGTAACACTGACAAAATTTATGCCAATATTTATTGTATCTACGATTAGATCCTGTCTACGCTCTATATCAGAAGAAGCTAATGGATAATCTACAAAACAACCTAGTTGAATTTGAGATGATAATGAACAATTTTTTTTTATATATTTAATATGATGAATTGTTCCAAGAATACTAGATATTGGATACTGAATAACTGTTTCTATATTATTTTTAATATCGATTTCTTTATCGTCAATATTATTAAGATAATATTCTATAAACATTTAGTAAGTTTTTTCTTAATATGATCAATAGATTGATATGGACTTTCTCCAAAAATACCATCAGCAAAACCATAATACACCGATTCTTCCGAATTTAATATCCAATCAGATTTATTAGATAATTGAGAAGTTATATGTTTTTTTACCATAGATCTCTTCCAGCTTTTTTCTTTAGCCATTGGGGATGTGATACTTTTTTCCGTAAAAATATCAATCATTTTAGAAGCTTCTTTTTCGGTCCATTTTAAATTACTCAATGCCGCTTTGTGTTCGCCATCCAAAGTTAATGAGCCGTAATGTATTAACATATAAGCATTGGGCATTAAAATTCTAATATCAGCAGCTTGAAAAATAACACCGCTAGCAGACTCGGCTTTAGCATAAGCTAAACAACCAATTGGAGATTCTGATTGTTGAATAGCGTCATAAATACCCAAACAATCAGACCAGTCTCCTCCAGGCATGTGCATATGAATAACTATTGGATCATATGATAATGTATTTAAATATCTTAAATTTTTTTCGAAAGCCACAGCACATCGATAATCAACACCATTTTCGTCTTCACTGTCCATTAGGTAAGAATGCAAATAAATTTCTCTATTTTCTGGATCAATACCATAATGGTGCAAATTTGTAAGTTTTTGTTCAAAATTAGATGTCATAAAAGTATTTCTTTGATTTTATGATTTATAGTATCCATAACTTTACGATCTTCAAATGCTTTACCAAAAGAAATTCTAAATCTATATCTTGTAAAAATATCTAATGTTTCTACACCACTAATAGATTGTAATAATTCTGCAACAGTTTTAGTAATATCAAAATTAGTATGCCCAATCCAAAAATTAAAAATTTTAGTGCAATCTGTGTGTTCATTGAATGGGATGATACCCATAGTTGTTGCTAAAACATTATTTTTTTTGTATGTAGGTTGTTCTATATATTCTTCATTATCCTCGATAATAGTGCTTTGATCATATCCTGGCCATTCAACAGCATCTGGATCACTACCATATGGATCTACCCATTTTTCCCAAATGATAACTGGTTCAAGATTTAACATTTTTTTGAAAAGTTTCTAGTGGTTTAATAATAGCTGTATTATTGTTTAATGTATAATAATGATTTAGTTTATTTAAAATAAGATTAATAAAATGTTCATCGATATTATTCTTATCTTGTAAAGATTTAATAATAGCGTTAAACAATAAACCATTATTTATGGCATATAACATAATAGCAATTTGATTAGCACTATCATCAGAATAGTCATTATGATTAATAATAGTTTCAATACTGTCGTTGTCTATATGAAAAATTAGTTTAAAAATATTTTTAGATTTAGATTTTTTGCGGGAAAATAAATTAAACATATTATAATCCATATTTTATAGTGTCACCAATAATTGATAATTCATTTGGAATATTGGTATCTATAAAATTAAAAGTTTTCCAAAAGTATCCATCATGAGTATCTAATGGGGGTAATGTTAAACCATATAGTATATTTATATTATTATTATCAAATAAATTATTTAATATATCATTATTAATAGCTAATAATTGTACTCGATCTTCATAATTATCTATATATTTATCATTAATAAATATAGTTTTAATAAATGTAATGATATTTTTTTGTAAATTTTTATAATTATTTGGTGTAAATTTTGGAAAAATAATCTTATTTTGATCTATAGATAAAATATATTTTTCATTATTTTTTAAATTGGCACTAACTATACTTAGAATAATATTAATCATATTAATTACTCATATTACGAATTTTATCAATGGCTTTTTTAATCCCTTGTCTAACTGCTTCTCTAGTAATAGAAAATTTTTGACCAATTTCAGCAAATGTTTTATTTTCAAAATAATACATTCTAATATATTCACATTGTTTTTCAGATAAAATATTATTTTTTGGCGATAATATTGTTTCAAAATATTCTTTGAGATTTTTATCACTTTCTGCTTTTAATATAATATCAACTGGATTTTGCTTTTCAACACATAAAATATCTAATAATGAACATTCTTCAGTATTGTCAAAACCACTATGAATGTCTATGCCTCTTTTGCTTTTTTTATTTTTTTTACGACTAACATAGCTTTTTATAGCCCATATCGCACATTGATTTCGATATGAATATTTAGTTTTCTGTTGACCAGTTTCTCCTTTGCGGTCTTTATCCCATCTCCAATCTGCCATCATAATACAGTTGGCTACACTGGAAATAGCATCTTCACTCTTCAGCATTTCTTTACCGATATTTCCTGGAAAATTTTTGCCAAATTTAGAGATAGCTTTTTGTGCTAGATTAATGTAAAAATCTAAAGATTCAAACTGTATATTTTGATGATCCTGATAAGCAAGTTTTCTATTACCAACAGATACAATATCTATCATATATTTTCCTTATTAAGAAGTCCTAATTTAATTATTATTTGAAGTCTAAACTAATTACTTAGTTAATTTTTTCCATTGTTCTGGATCTGGTCTATCCGGATCGCCTGGTTTTGCAGGTCGATATTTTTTGCCTTCTCGTTCTTTTTTCTTTCTAATATTATCCCATAGTCCAGGTTTATCACCAGACATGGTTTCCTCAACAGGGGCGGTAACTATAGTATCGTCCTTTGAGGGTTGAAAAGTATAGTGCGGAAGATTTTTTATCTTAACTTTTTTTTTACGTTCAGATGCTTCTGTATCAGTCTCTGTGCGACCGAACATAACAAAATTATGGATTGTTAACATATAGTCTTCCGTCACAGCAATTTTACCCTGTAGCCAGCTTTCTGTCAAGGCTTCTTTTACCGCAGGATTGTCTAATGCTTGTAATATAATATTTGCATGTGTCGCAATAGATTTAATAGAACCCACACTCATTTCATAAAAATCATTTTTGTATTCCATAAGTTCTTGTTCTACTGTTTCTTGTTCCATCTCTTCAACCTGTGTAAAGTCTTGACCTTTAGATTTTTTAATTTCCATTAGTTTTTTCTTTAAAAGTTCTAATTCTATTTCTTTTTCAATTTTTTCCATTTCTATTTCTATTTGGTCATTTTCTTCTTCATCTTCCTTCATATCATTTTCATATTCATTATTCATTAATTCGCAAGCTTTAATATTTAATTTTTCTTTGGTAGCTTTTGGTAAAGCTGCGACAAATTCTGGGCCTTTCTTTTTAGCAAAGTTATAGAGTTTCTTTAAGAAAGCATCATAACTCATTTGACCCTTCATGCGACCAAAATTGCTGATAGCATCTGGAATATCTTGTGGACTAACAATTGGAAATGAGCGAGTTTGTGGAAATAAGAAATCGCTGTCCTTTAAATCGCTTCTTTTTTTGCCTTTGTATGTTTTTTGTGCAGCTTCTGACAATGTCTCATTTACTGAACCTAAAATATCTTTGATTCGCTCACTCATTATTTGCCCCTTTATAAATTAATTACCATGCTTTGCAAGACCAATATCTTGCTTTCCACTTTGGACCAGGATTATCACAATTGTGTCTAGCTCTAAAACTTTTTCTACGTTCTGGAATATTCTTTTTGATAGTCATATTAGGATCGCCAAAATTAACTTTAACAACATTACCATTTTCGTTTTTAACATAAACACTAAATTTTTTAGGACCATCTGGTGTTCTAAATGGCTTATTAAGAGTGACTTTACGGCCCTGATATTCTGATCCTAAAATTTTGCCTTCTTCATCATATATCTCTGAGGCTTCTATCTCCCATACAAACTCATCCCATTCATCATCCCATGAACAATTTTGTGCAAAAAGTTCATCATGAACTTCTTCTATTAAATTACCTTTTGTGCGCGTTTGACCTAAACAAATAGCTACTCTTTGTTTAGTATCTGGATAATCCTTTTTCATTGTCTCATTACTCATACAGCGAGACACATACTTATTTTTATCTTCGTTTTGTTTTCTTTTTGGAATGGGCATATATTATCTCCTTGATAGTATATTATACACCAAATAATTGGTCTAATTATTCATATGATCATATATAATATTAGCTGTTTTTTGCCATGTTAAATTTTGAGCAGTTTTTAAGCCATTATTATTTGTTCTAATATTATTTTTATATACATATCTCATATATTCAATAGCTTGATCTATCTGATTTTGTCCGATAGTTGCCCAGTTGCCGCTCTTGCCATGAAACCATATATTATCAATAGCTGATTCTATTTGATCAATATTAATTAGATAAGAATTATTACTATTACAATATTCTGTATGCGCTGAATAATTAGTTATAATAATAGGCTTATTCATAGCCATTAATTCTATAGCTTCATTATTCCATCCTTCACCCCTTGAAGGGAAAATACCACAATCAGCATAAGACATAACATTTGCTACAGTTTTTTGATTTGGTAATCTAGGGAAAAATCTAATTTTATCAGATAATTTACTATTTTTATAAAATTCTATCCATTTGTTAGTTTGTTCTGTATTCAAAAATGGATTATGATTCACCATCCATAGTTCTACATCATCATGAGATTCGAACGCACTATTAAATATTTCTATTAAAATATCATGACCTTTTCTAATTTCCCATTTACCTATATTAATAAATATATAAGTATTATTTTCTTTTTTATCTTCTGGTACTATTCCATTAAAAATATTAGTATCTACTCCTTGTGGACATACTACTATTGGTTTGGTAATACCATTTTGTTCTAAAACGTTTTTAGCCCATTCAGAAGGCATAAAAATTATATCTGCTAAATTATAACTTTTTTTATCTAGTTCTTGAATTTTGTCTGTTTCAAAAAATGATAATACTCCATATTTAGAATTACCATATGGCTTAGTAAAAAAATCATTACTATGCCACAGCTTAAAAGATGGTTGGTTTGGGTCAAAATGAATTTTATTATCAATACCATGTTTAATACAATCGGTATTCCAATCAGATTCTACATTAGGATGGGCTACAGGAAATAATACTGATTGATTATTTATATCAAATATATGCTTCCATATATTATATCCAGTAATACCATATCCAGTATAACAATCAATTGGCGAGACTATATTCATTTTTCATAAACCTTATTGTGAGTATTATTAACTTGTATAAAAGTTGTTTTTTTACCAAAATCTTTAATATTGTTAGCGCCAATATAAGTACATGCGCTTCTTAGTCCACCATAGATATCTTGTATAATATCTTGTGCTGTTCCTTTGTATGGTACTATCACGCATTTGCCTTCATCTGTTCTATAATCCGCCACTCCATTATGGTGTTTATTCATAGCATCTTTGCTACTCATACCATAATATTTCAATGATACTTTTCTTTTTGGTGAGTTATTGCCTGGATCAAAAGGTTGCCAAAATAAATAATCTGTATCTTTGCCTCCCAAATATTCATATTGCCATTCTCCTTCACACTCGTCAACACCAGCAAACATACTTCCCAACATTACAAAATCCGCATTTCCACCAAGAGCTTTCGCAATATCTCCGACTACTTTACAACCTCCATCGCTACAAATATGACCACCTAGACCATGAGCAGCATCGGCACATTCCATGACTGCGCTCAACTGTGGGTATCCAACACCAGTTTTTAAACGAGTGGTACAAACACTGCCTGACCCTATACCGACCTTGACTATATCCACACCTCCATGAATAATTAATTCTTCTGTCATTTCTGGGGTAACAACATTACCAGCCATAATTATAGAATTAGGAAAAAGTTTTCTTAAAGATGCTGCTTTTTTAACAAATTGTTCCGTATATCCGTTAGCCACATCTAAGCAAATATTAGGATATGGGTGATGATGTTGGATCGCACTAAATACAGTTATAGCCTTTTCAAAGTCTTTATCACTAGTACCAATAGAGTAAAATACTAAATCTCTATATATGATATTGCTTTCTTTATCATATAATTCTTGTTTATAAAAATCAATATATTCTTGTGCTGAATAGTGTTTGTGTAAACAAGTTATGGCTTGGTGCTTACCTATTGATTTAGCCATTTGCATTGTTCCAACAGTATCCATATTAGCTACCATAATTGGTGATGCTAATAATTTGCGCTTAGAATATTTGAACTTATATTCTCGCTGAATACAAACCTCGGATCGACTATTTAGTGTGGATCTTTTTGGACGTATTAACACATCATCAAAGTCCAACTTTAATTCATTAATTATTTTTTGCATTGAAGAAATACCATCTTTTATGAGTATCTATATTTTCAGAATTATTAATATGCTCTAAGTAGTGTTTGATTTCATCCCAATTGGAAAAAATCATTTGGTGAGGAATCATGCCGAATAACCAATCTGGAGCATGATTTTTACCTTGAGCCATATGTATTATGATAGGTTTTTTCTGGCGGTTTGCCAGACTTATTTCTTCATATGTTCCACAAGCATAGTGATCTAAATCCAAATTAACTACAAGAAAATCACTTATATCAACCAGTCTTAAGTCTACTGCTCGTATAGTTTTCATCATAGCAGATAATTCATCATATCGTCCCATATGTTTTAATTTAGTTTTGATTTGATGAGTATCACTATCTTCTAATCCTATATCTGTTGGTTTGCTAATAGGATTAAAAACTATCACACCTAAATTTTCTAGAAAAGGAGTTATACTATCTCTCCATCCAGTACCACGGTCAGCAACCCTATCCATAGCACCAGCAAGATAAACTCTTTGATTTTTAAGTCTATTCATAATAATTTATTTTGGCTTTCTGAATATCCAGAAATTATTCTGATATATTTCTATGTCTTTTCCCAAGGAATCTTCTACTGCCTTCCCAACATCCTTCCAGGTTATCATATCGTCACCGAACATGATTCCGCCTGGATTGAGCAACGGTATGTAATCTTGAATATCGTTCTTGACATCTACGTACTCATGCGATCCATCTATGTATATTAGATCGGCCATTAGTCTATAATGGGAAAGAATTATGGAACCGATATGACTTGTATTGGGTATTGGTACTATTATATCCTGCATGCCATGCTCTATGACATTGGACAAGAAATCAAAGTAAATCTGTGGGTATCCGTTCTTTATTTTAAGATTCCTTTCAGCATCGTTTTTACCCGTTGTCCAGAACTCTTCCGCTCCTAACCAAGTGTCAACACAATATATCTTTATGTCAAGTGATATACTTTTAGCGTGATGGGCCATATTGATAGCAGATGCTCCTAGCCAAGTTCCGACTTCGAATATAATGGATGGTCTAATCTCATCAATTAGCTTCATAAAGACTTCACTGTTGCTGTTCCATCCGGGAATTTCTTTGTTTCCAGATGGTACTATACCATCATATAAGTCGTAAGGATGTATTAAGTTAGCCATTTGTTTGTTCATCATCTAGATATTATTGATTATTTATAGTTTGTATGGAATGAGAAAGATTATAAATAGTCATATTTAATTGTATTAATTTAATATAAAGTTTTTATATTTATTAGATAGCTTAATATTATTATTAAATATATATAGCCATAATCTTTCAAAGATATAGCCTTCTATTGGATTAGTTTCATATGATACAAATTTAAGTAAAAATTCATAAAATTCACGAGGTCTACTCAATATAGCTTGTTTAGTACAAGCAAATTGAGCACCATATGTTACATTAACTGTTTGATTGATATCCATTTTAATACCAAATAATAAATCCATAAAATATGCTAAAAATAAACCATGTGGATGTAATGTTTTGTGTTTTCTATTTATAGAATATTCATTTTCTACTATGATAGTATTTAATGATAATATACCATTCTGTAAATTATTAATATTATCTATGATAGAATATAGATTACAACAATGAGGAAAAGGATTTCCTTGTAAGAAGATAGTAATATCATTTAAATTATTATAATTATTAACTATATGATACAAATATGTGTGAGCCTCTCTGCCAACGTTCGGTAATTTTATATTTAACTCATAGAATTTATTATATAGATAAATATTTTTAATTATAGGATTAGATTTAATATTATTTATCCAGTCTATATTTTCTTTATATCTAGATATGACAATATCAATATTTTGATAATTCATAAATATTCTAATAAAAAATAGTATACCATAATCTTTCTAAGATATATGCATGAACATCATCTTGTGAAGAAAAATCATATAATTTTTGATAAAATTTTAAATCATGCTGTATAATATTATCTTTTTTAACACCAAATATAGCTCCATAATTAAATTTAATAAATGTTGTAGTAATTTTATTATGTAAACCAAGAAGATCTTTTATATATGGTACTAAATAATCAATATTTTTAAGTTTATGTATTTTTCTAAAACGGTCTAATAAAGGAAATAAGCCATGATCTATATGAAAATATGGCATTAAATTATAATCGCATACATCCATATATATAGGATAATTTTTAATATAATTAGATTTATCGTATAAAATATGATTTGGTGGCGGAACATTTGAATTTTCAAGCCAGTATGTAGTTAATGGTTGAAAATCACGATAACCA